CGCCCGATTTGAGCGCCGCCGGCGCGCCGGCATTGCCCGACACCCGGCGTTTGAACTGAATCGTGTTGGCCATTAGAAGAACCCTCCATTAATCGGCGCATCTGTTGGTAAAATCGTGACGCCAGGCTCACCCTGTTCGCCCTTGGGCCCTTGCGGCCCGGTATCCCCATCAGGCCCAGGCATCCCGCGCACCCGCACCGCCACAGGACCCGAGGCAATCCCCACCCGAATAGGGAGATCCTCAGACAGCGTGACGCGGATCGGCACGCGCGCACCCATCACCTCGATCTGCTCGGCCATGTCAGAGCCCCCGCGTCACCGGCTGGATCACCGGAATCTCCAGCGCAAAGCCCAGGTGCAGATCCGGATCCACATCCGTGCGCACCACATCGACCACGACCGACCCCACGGCCATGCCGGCGGTCTCCGCAGACCCGATCTGCAGATCAAGCGCGCTGTCCGTGACCCGCAAGAGCCCACCATTGGCGCTGGTGAGCGTGGCCAGGATCTCCGCATCCCCCGGCTTTGTGCGCACATGGCCTGTAAACGCCGCCCCTTCCGGGAACAGCGCGCCCTCCGCTTCAAGGCGAAGCCGGTAGGCATAGCCGATCATGATCGCCGGCCCCTCGTAGATTTGTGCCGTCATGGCTGCCACCCGCAAAGTTTCGAGCCGACCTCGTTATGCGCCAGGATCTGGCGCTGTGTGTCTGGTGTCAGCTGATCGGCCCGCGACGGCCGGATGGGCTCCGCCCAATCACACTCCGTGCCGATCTTAATCCCGCATCCAGCGAGAGAGGCGGCGAGCCACGCCAGCACCATCCTCCGCATCCACATCGCGCCGCACCTCCGCTGCTTGTTTCAACACCCGCACCCGCGCCTCGGCGCGCTTGACCGCAAACCGCGCGATCCCCGCCGCCCGGCCGTGACGCCAGATCGCAATGACCGCCGCCAAAACAGCGAGCCCGATCAAGGCGCCATAGAGCAGCCGGCGCTGGATCCCGCCAAAGGCCATCCCAAACAGGCTCATCACCGTTCCAATCATCCGAGCCCCGCCAGGATCTTGCGGATCCGCTCGCGCGCAATCCACATGGCCGAGACCAGCACCAAGCCCACAACGCCAAGCGCCACGACCTGCGCGGTGTCCTCGAGCGAGCGCAGGGCTTCAAGACCGGCCGCCACGGCCGTCGCCGCCTGCACCCCCGCCGCGCGCACCGTGGTGCTTTCGCTCACGCCTGCGCGCCGCTTGGGCAGCGCCGCCGGCTCAACCGCCCGACGCACCGCGACCACGCGCGCCTTCGGATATGCGGTCACATTGACCTGATTGCCCTGATTACCGCCGAGGAGATAAACATTGCTCCCGGCCGAGCCCTCGTAGAAGGCCACATGGCCCTGCCATGGATGACCCCGCGACAGCACGACCACATCGCCGCGCCGCGCCTGATCGAGCGGCACCGACGTGCCCCAGCTCTCGTAGCTGCGCGCCAGGAGCGATCCCGTGCCCTGCACCCCGCAGCGCGCCAGCACTGCCCCGACGAAGGCTGCGCACCACGGCACCTCATCGTTCGTCTGTGGCACGCCCGCCTCGCGGTAATAGGCCAGAACCCGAGGATTATGCCCCTCGGCCCATTCCCAAACACCCTCATCCGCCTTCGCGGTCTCATAGATCAGATCGCCAATCCGCATGGCTGCCTCCTGCAATAAAAAACCGCCCCATGGGGACGGCTCGTCGATCGAATGTGTCTTGTGATCTTGGCTATTTCTTGCGCCCGAGCCACGCGCCCAACAAGGCCTCCGCGCCGCGCGGCCCCAGATAGGCCAGCGTGGCGACAAACCCGGTCGAGACCGGCTGGCCAAGCCCCATATAGCTCGCCGCCGCCTCACCGATCAGCGCCATGCCCACCGCAACCGGGATCTCCCACAAAAGCTCCTTGCCGAAGAACCGGCGCCGGCCCAGTTTCACCTCGCCAGAGTGATACATAAGCCGCCCAGTAAAAGCCCCGATCAGCGTCGTCACCGCCCCGCCAAACAGCCGGTCCATCATTTCAATAAAGCTGGGATCTTGCATCTGCTCTGCCTTGTTTTCGCGTTTAGTAGGTCCCGCCATCGAGAAGCTCCTCCCAGGCGTTGTCCAAAGAATTGCGGATCCGCAGCACCGGCGGTGTCACGCTCGTATCAAGCCACAGCATGCCCGGCCGGGTGGCCGTGGGCGCCGCCCCGCCGGCATTGGAAGATTGCAGCGCGGCCACAATCTCATTAATGCGCTGGCGCACCGCGAGACCCGCGTCATTGGCAATCACAAAATCGGAAGTCTGAGCCATTATACCACCTCGTCTGCATGAAGCCGGAGGCGCGTGACCACCGGCGTATAGGCGGCATCCGCCGTCCTGAGCCAAGCGCGCGCCTGAACCGCCCGCGCCTCGATCTCGCTATTGTCGATCCGCCCCCAATCGGACCAGACCGGAGAGCCTGACGGGTCGTCATCGGTCTCGCGGATCTCCACCACCACATCCGTCTCCGCGCCCTCAGACCCATCGAAGTCCGCCCAAGTGTCGATGGGCTCAAGCCGCGCATCAATCAAATCCGACAGCGCCAGGACCGCGACCCGGATCTCACTGCGCAGCCGAATCCGACGCACCGCGCCAAAATCCATGCCCGCCCCGAACGCATAAAGCCCCTCCGGCTCCGGCACATAAGGCACGCCCGAGCCGTCCACCGCCGTCGCCATGCGCAAGCTCGTGCCGTCGACCACCAGATCCGTCTTGGCGCCAGGGAAGGTGCCATCGGCCTGCAGGCTTTCCACCGGCGCAAAGGCAATCGCCTGCGCCCCCTTGGTCGCAACCGCCGTCACCGGCCCGAGACGCCCGCCGCTGTCCTCAGCGCGAATGAGGTATGTGCCCGGCTTCAGCGGCACCACCGCAATCGCCTCCGAGCCCGCAACCCGGTCCATCGAATAGCTGTTCGCCCAGGTCGCCGGCACCTCGCCGCTGTGGCGAATGACGATATTGCCCGCCACCCGCACATCCGGATCCGCGGCCCGCGTCCATTTGAGGATCGCCAAGCCGCCGGCCGTCTGCAGCGTCACATTTTCGAGCGCGACTGGCGGTGCCGTTAGCCCGAGGATCTCCGCAGACCCGACCCGCCAATCCGACGGCACGCCCAAAACAGAGATCGCCTGCACCCGCACCTCCCACTGGCCCGGTTTGGCATCGCGGATCTCAAGCGTCGTGCTTCTTTGGCGCCCATAGTCGACCCACTCTCCACCGTCCCGACGCGCCTCGATCTGGTAGCTTTCGACAAAAGCCGACGGCGCCGGGACCCACGACGCGGTGATCAACACCTTGGCACCGCCACCATCGCGCGTAATGTAGAGCTCCTCAGAGAGCTCCGGCGCGCCCGGCACCGCCGTAAAGGCCGAGGATGGCAATGTGGTGCGCGGCGCGGCCGCGTAGATCTGCTCCTCAGAGGCATCCCAATGATAGACCAGCGGCGAGGTCTCACGCAGAATGAGCTCTGGCACCAGCATGACACCATCACCAACCACACTCAGGTCCAGCTGCGCCGATTGCACCTCGAACGGTTTACCCGCAAAGCCCCAGCGCGCATAGTCCACCTCCACCGTGTCGCCGGCCGCCGCCTTCCAGGCGCTGAGCTTGCCCGACCACTTCACCACCTGCTGACGGCGTTGCCGCTCCAGCTCGATCTTGGCAATCCGCTGCGCGGCCGAAGATGAGACCGTAAATGGCAGCGAGATATCGCGCCAAATCTTCTCACCGCCGTCCTCGGCCACATAGGCCTCAGAGGAATAGGCCGGGAAGTCATCCGGCTGCCAGTCATTCTCCGGGCTGATGAACTGCCCACGCACCCCGTTGAAGTTGGACGCCCGGCTTTGCCGCGTGGTCAGCGCCAAGCCGCCCTCGCGGATATCATCCACCCCAAGCGCCACATCCGGCACCCGGTAAGCGCCGGCATGGATGCGCCAAGCCCCGCCTTGCCAAATGCAGCGCCCGGCCATCGCCGTCAGCATGGCCTCGATGATCGTCTGCGGCGTTTGATCGAGCACCACAACGCCGTTGCAGGTATAGCGCGGCTCGGTGCCGGCCTCCTCCTCGCCCTCTCGCAAAGCCAGCGTCACCGGCTCATCGCAGATATTGGCCGCCTCGATCAGAGACGCGGTCTCGATCCCGTCCTCTGCGCCGATCTCGGCCCCAAGCCCAAAGACAGCATGGCTCATGTAATCCGCTACGCAAAGCGCGGCGTTCTCAGTGTAGCCCCGCTCACCCGTGCGCGGATCCAAGATGTCATCCTTGCCCTCGATATCGACCGCGATGCTCGGGATTCCGCCAGGAAACGCCTTGGAGCTGTGCGTCAAGCGCAGATGGATCGCGGCACAGCCGTCCAGGCGATGATCAGACCCCCAATGTTCGGAGACCTCCTCGCTCAGCTCTTCAAACGGCTCCTGCGGAAAAGCTTGAAAGAATGGCGGCCCATACTCCCAGATTTGCTCAAGCACCTGAACTGGATCCACCAAAAACGCGCTCTGGTCCGGAAGGCCCAGCCGCTTCTCGATTTGCACCTTGCCTTCCCAGCGATCCAGCGCCGTGCCGGTCTCATCGATTGCCATCTCGCCATCGAAGTAGACTGCGCCGATCGACTTAACCCGATGCGTGGCCAGCACGATCACCAGATGCAGATACTTGTTGTCATCACCGGCCTCGTGGATAAACACGATCGTGCCACCCTTGCGCACCCGTCCATAGACCATATCCCGCGGCCGCACCGGCTCACGCACACTCACCGTGCGCGGCCCAAGCGACGGCGTGCCCATCAAGGCTGCAGACGCCCCCGACAGAAGCATCGAGACACCGAACTGCGCCGCAAAGCCGATCAGGCCGCCCGCGGCCATCGCCGCGGCAAAGCCACCGGCTGCGATCGAGGCACCCCCGACCGCAATCGCACCAATCGCCACCTGTGGCATGTCTCAGATCCTCCAGGCCAGGTGGCACGCAGACAGCGGCACAAAGGTCAGCCCCTCTGGACCGACAAATGCCGCGCGCGCGCCGATGCAGATGCCAAACGCCGGATCCGCACCGCCCAAAACCATATCCCCCCGCTGCGCCAAGAGCGGCGTGGCCAGCGGATCCCCCAAAAGCGCGCGGCCGCCCTCCTCAAGAGAGGCCCAGTCGAGCCGGCGCATCACGCGGTGCGAGCCAAGCGCCGTCCGATAGCGGCCGCGCCATAGCGCTGCATGATCCGCACCACCACTCAGATCCCGCACCACATCAAAGGCCCAGGTCGCACAATCATGGCTACCCCAGGCAAAGGGAAGATCCCGCGCGGCCTCGACCGCCTGCGCAAGCCGGGTTTCCCAATTCGAAACGCGCATCACCCGCGCCCCCACTTGATCTCTTTGTCTTGAATGGTCGTGACAAACTCAAAGCCACGATCCCCCGGCGCCAGCACCTGCTGACTTTCATGCGTGTAGCGCCAATTGCGCGCAGCCCCGAGATCGATCAGGCGGTTTTCATAGGAGATGGTCACTGTGCAGGTATCCCCGCCATCCACCACTTCCGGCACATCGAGCCGCCCCGTGAAGGCGCGCACCGGATCCGCGATGATCTCGCGCGCCTCCGTCAACAGCCCGAGCCACACCCGGCCCGGCTTGCCTTGGCGCGCCTCATCGATGGCCAGCGCCACCAGCTCAAGCGGCACGCCCGACAGCGACACCGTGGTGCCATTCGCCACCACCTGCTGCGTTTCCTCGATCGGCCCGATGCCGAGCAAGCTGCCAGCCCCAAGCCACGTCTCGCCATTCCAGGCGACCTCACCAACGCCTGTCCAGAGCCGCACCCAACCGGTCGCAAACTCCCCCTCAAAAAGCAAAACCAGACGCAGCTCGCCAGCCTCGAGCGCCGCGCCGACTGCTGCCGAGACCTCACGCGACATCAGAGCGCCTCCCGAGCCGTGACAGAGAAGCGGAAACTATCTGCCCGGCTGATCCGCGTCGGCACCGGCTGCGTCAAACGCAGCGCCACGCCAGGCGCGGCGATCTCCACCGGGCTCAGATCAACAGGCGACTGGCGCAGGCGCGGTGCCAGTTTGAGCGAAGCCGCGCCAGCCGCATCCGCCACCGCATCAGCGGTGACCATATGCAGTCGCATATCGGCCCCCGTGCCGAGCGAGATAAAATCTCCGGCCTCGAGCGCCAACGCCTCCGCGTCCCAGCCGGTCGTGGCAAGCGTATCACCCGCCTGCCCAGCGCCGGCTACCGTAATGGTCTTTGATGCCAGGTCTGGACGCGCGGCCGAGGGATCGCGCAAGATGAACCAGCCACGCATCCCGCCAAGCCCCGTGAAGAACGCCGACAGCCGCCGAGCATTCCGACCCTTGGTAAGCGCCACATCGAACGTGACCTCCCACCATTCGCCACCCCAATCCTGCACCTGCTGGCTGCCAGTGAACGGCGAGACTTGTGCGGACACCACCGTCGCCAATCGCCGCTCGATCGACTCGATCAGGGTCAAAGGCAGCTCA